GATACCTGCCCATCTCACAAATATGATATAGCTTATGAGGATGAGAACGGTGTAAGTGTAAACTTCAGTATTGAAGAAGAAGAAGAAGAAAATGTCTAGCTGGTATGACGAACTTGGTGTTAGAACAACGGAGGAGATACTAACAGAAATGTCAGATACCTTAAAACCCTTAACGGAAGAGGACATCCTTAAAATGAATGTTAAGGAACTACAAACGCAACTTAATGAAGCACATACTAAAATACATCAGCTTCATGATATTATCAATGAGATGCATAGTTTATCACAAAAGTCAATTGATAATCTTATTAAATCTGTTAACACGGGCTATAGTAGATGGGAGTTGGATAAGAAAAATGGGCAAGGTTAAATCTTGGATGATGGACATGGAAGAACAGGTTGATGATGCCATTTCTTCTGGAAGAGCAAACAGCGAAGATGCTGTACTTGAGTACGTACAGGATAATATGGAGATAGTTGATAAAAACTTTGTAAGGGAGTATGCTAAAAAGCGTTTGGGAGTTCCTAAAAACGGATACAATGTTTGGGATTAAATGCCATGAGCGCAGAAGAAGATTGGAAAAATAGCTACAAAAAATTACAGAAGATTAAAGATGCTCAAAAGGAATGTACTGTTTGTGGGTGTCCTATAACAAAAAAAGACCACGATGAATATAAGATGTGCCCGTGGTGTTATGCTGAATCTATAATCGATAGTGGAGGAGGTGGAGTATTCTAAAAGCGACACTCATATCTTTTGTTTGTATTCTTTTATTGTATTCTATATTAATTAACTGGAGACCTTATACAACAGAACCTTTATTTAGTTTTGATTGTTGTACATGGGTAAAGAAGGAGAAACTTGAATGACTCTTTTAAAAAGAATGATACACAAATTTAAAGAATGGCTTAACAAGAATAATGAACCGAAGTACTTATCTGGTAAAAACAGAGCCGTTAAGCACGAACGTGATCGACAAAGGTATCTATCTAGTAAGAGTAAAAAGATATGACACCTTATGAGAAACTAAAACTGCTAAGAGAAAAAGTAGAAAGAGAAAAGGATAAAATACTACCTATTGATAAGCAACTAATTATAAATAACTTAAAAAATGTATATGATCCTGAAATTACTAGTGTTAGCATTTATGAATTAGGTCTTATTTATAATATTGATATTGATGAAAAAGAAGGATCAGTTAAACTTACGCATACACTAACAAGTGCTTGGTGTCCATTTGCGGATGAAATTATTCATGCTATACATAAAGCGTGTGAGGTGGAGAATGTTGATTCTATTGATATAATCACAACATTTGATCCACCGTTTAGTATGGAAAAGGTTCCAGAAGAAACACGATTAATTATGGGATGGTAAAATGATTGACTGGCATGATTTCTTATTAGGATTTCTATGGGGAACTACACTTAGTATGCTTTTGGTATATTCTCTATTGTAGAAGGAGTAACAAAATAAATATAATCTCACAAAGATACTTTTGGGAAAAGAAGGTAGAACGCTTCATCCAAATGTTTTTATATGGAAAAGATACACCAGAAATGTTTATACGTAATATGTTGCACATGGGATTTAACGAAAACGATGTGTGTAACTTTTTAGAGGAGTGTGCAGATGAATAAAAAATATATTATAATATTCTCTTCTGTTGTTGCTATTTTAGTAGCAGGGGGAGTAGGGGCTAACGCTTTAATCATAGCTAACTGTAATTATGATCCAGCAACTGGTAATTACATATACAAAGGAGAAGAAGCTGCTCATGGTACTATGGACAGCGCACTTGACTGTGCATTGTCTGGGCTTCTTTCCAAGATAGTGTCTGACAGGCTGGGGATGTATGGTGATGAGCCAACAAAGGAACAGTCACGTAAGATTATAGAGACTAACAAAATTAATAAGGAGAGAGCGAATGAGTAGTCTTGTACATATAACAATATTAAAGAATGAACTTCTCTGGCTAGAGGAGAATGCGTCACTTGTACAGCGTCTTAAAAGAGCGGTTATTAGAGAATATTTAAATAGTCGCGTAAAGACACTTTCTAAAGAACTAGCTGATCATAGAGCGGCTAAGAAGTTACTAGAGAAAGATAAAACAACTCGCGTCTTAATTAAAAAGAGTAAAGAAATTCAAGAACCCGAATGAATATCAAATCTCTTTCCAGTAACATTGACAAGATAGAAAAAACTATCGAAGAGTTTAGAGAAAAAGAGTTGACATTCGGGTCTGCTCATGCTATACTGGTTGAGTTTGGTTACAGCAAAAATGAAGCGTCAGTTATCTTGGATAAGATAGTGGAAGACAGAAATGCCTCTCGTAGTTGACATTGAAACTGATTCGTTACAAGCTAACAAAATATGGGTTGTTGTAACAAGGGACACCAAAACAAATGAAATACGTAGTTTTAGAGAACCTGTGGGATTTACCAATTATATTAGAGATTACGATACGTTCATCGGACACAATCTTCTGTCTTTTGACGTTCCAGTTTTAAATAGGTTATGGGGTACACATATCAAGCTATCACAAATTGTAGATACGCTGATACTGTCACAGTTATTTAATCCTAATCGTAAGGGTGGTCATTCGTTAGATAATCTAGCTCAACTAGCAGGTTGTAAAAAAATAAATTTTTCAGACTTTTCAGAGTATTCTGAAGACATGCTAAAGTATTGCATTAATGATGTAAAAATTACTCACAAAGTTTACAAGTATCTTCTCACCTATGACAGTCACGGATTTTCAAAGAGAAGTATAAGTCTTGAACATAAGATAAGACAAGTAATAAACAAACAACAATACTATGGGTTTCTTTTAGATACTAAAAAAGCTATACAATTACTTTGTGAAATAAAGAATAAAAATGAAAAAATAGAAAAAGAAATAAGAGGTTTCTTTAAACCTAAAGTACGTCCAATTAAAGATATAGTAGTTAAACGTAAAAAGGATGGAAGTATATCTAAAGTTGGTTTAAATCATATTGAGAATTTAAGATACTTAGGAGGTAATCATACTACCATAAGGTATGAGGAATTTAACTTAGGCTCTCCTAAACAAATAGTAGAGAGAATGGAAGAGTACGGGTGGGAGCCTATAAAATTTACTCCTAAAGGATCACCTAAAGTATGTGAAGAAAATCTTGAAACGCTTCCACCTACTGCACCTGATGCAGTTAAGAAGTTAGCACTGTGGAAGGCTCTTGAAACACGGTGGAAGAATATTGATAGTTGGATTGACGCATCCACTGATGACGGCAGAGTACACGGTAAGGTATTTACGATGGGCGCTGTAACTGGACGTATGACACATTCTGAACCAAACATGGCTAACATCGTTTCATCATACAAACAGTATGGCAAAGAATCTAGAGAATGCTTCATAGCGCCAAAAGATTATGTATTGGTTGACACTGATGCATCAGGTCTTGAACTTAGAATGTTGGCTCACTACATGAATAACGATGAATTTACTAACGAAGTTGTTAATGGTGATCCGCATACAGCAAATATGAAGGCTGCTGGATTGTCAACAAGATCAGAAGCCAAGACATTTATATATGCTTTTTTGTATGGTGCAGGAGCGGAAAAGATAGGTTCTATAGTTGGAGGAAATCCTAATATTGGTGCTCAACTAAAGAAAACATTTTTATCCAATATGCCAGAATTAAAATTATTACAATCAAAAATTATTAGTGAAGCAAAAAAGAAAGGATATCTTAACGGAATAGATGGTAGACGTATACATATTCGCTCACCCCATGCTGGATTGAACACGCTGTTACAGGGCGCGGGAGCGATAGTATGCAAGCAGTGGGCGATAGAGATAGATCGAAGGGTACGTCAGGAGAAATTGGACGCCCATCTGGTGTGCAGCATTCATGATCAATATGTTTATGAAGTTCATGAAAAAAGTGTTGACAGGTTCAAGGAGGTTTGTCATACTGGTATCGAACAAGCTGGGCAATATCTAGAAGTTAGATGCCCACTATCATGTGATATCGGTATCGGTAAAACTTGGTATGAAGCAGAGCATTAATACAACAGAAAAGGAGATATGCTTATGATTTTACGTGGTCAGGCTTTTTGGCCTAAAGTGTTTGAAGGTTCTCTAAAGCCTCAAGATAAAGGTAAATATCAGGTTGATATTTGTCATTTGGACGAAGATACTGTTAAAAAACTAGAGGATAGTGGTTTAACTGTTAAAATTCATGATCCAAAAAAGGAGCATTACAAAGGCACTTATATTACTGCTAAAGGTAATCGTCCACCAAAGGTTTTTGATGCCGCTAAACGCCCGTGGAATCCAAAGATTCTTATTGGTAACGGTTCTAATGTCAAAATTTCCGCTATGCCATATGATTGGACGTTTGAAGGTAATTCGGGTAGAAGTCTTGGCTTAAATCAGTTGATGGTTGTTGAACATGTTGAGTATGTGGTTGATGAGTTAGAAGCAGAAGAGGAGGTACCATTCGACGACGAAGATGACGTAGAAGTTTAGTAAAGAGTTATACTAATGGTAGGGGTTAGTCACAACGGGGGCTAACATTTGGAAAGGTGAGGGATGGGCCTTTCCTATTTAAAAAATTTAAAGGTACACCGTAATGAAAAGCATAGACACTCTTGTAAAAGATATATATGAAATCATAGATGAAGGTACGGAAGTGCATGAGGAAGACATGGAGTTCTTCCTTAATTTTATTCGTGATGAAACTGTCAACTTCTTCAGTAAAGAAGAAAGAATTAAAAACCGTAAACCTACTATAAGAATGTCTAACATCGGTAAAGAACCACGTAAGATGTGGTATGATTTTTATGAACCAGTTGAGCGTGAGTTGAAACCGAATGAGCGAATAAAGTTCTTTTACGGACATATATTAGAGGCATTCTTATTGTTTCTGTGTAAAGTTGCTAATCATGATGTACGTGACATGCAGCGTGAAGTTGAACTTAATGGTATCAAAGGACATATTGACGCTGTCATTGATGATGTTGTTACTGATGCAAAGAGTTCTTCAAGTTTTGGTTTTCGTAAGTTTAGTCGCGGTGACTTATTTAGTGATGATCCATTCGGTTATCTGTATCAAATCTCTGGATACATACAAGCTCTTGGTATGGAGCGGGGCGCATTCTTAGCTATTGACAAGCAGTATGGTGATCTGGCATTATTGCCTATTGAGGATATGGACGTTCTTGATGCATCATCGCGTATAGACTATTTGCGTGATGTATTATCTAATAAAGAACAACCTCCCGAACGATGCTACGATGAGGATGTAGAGAACAACGGAAATAAGTCGTTGTGTTCTCAATGCAGATGGTGTCATCATAAGTATAATTGCTGGTCTGACTCAAATGGAGGAGAAGGTTTGCGTACCTTTAATTATTCTAAAGGATACAGGTACTTTACTCACATAGAAAAAGAGCCACGAGTTGATGAAGTAATATGAAAAAGAAAATACATATAAATATGCACAAGATTCGTGCTAATAAGAAACACGGTTTTAATGAACCAGTTGTTACGGTTAAAACTTACAAGAGTAATAAATATGCTCATGAAGTTGAAATATTAGGACCAAGTAAGGTAATTTATTCACCGGACAAACCGTTATCTTGTGGTGCCAGAGTGTGGATTGAAACTAATTCTGAAGTTATTCTTGATGGCAAAAAATTGGAGGCGTTATGACTAGATATGTAAAGACGCACCAGCCGTGTCCTGACTGTGGTAGCAGCGATGCTCTATCCTACTATGCAAATGGAAATACGTACTGTTTTTCATGTGGAGAGCTACATAGAAATTCTGCCTCTACTAGTTTAAAGGAAAAACTAATGAAAGAACATAAAAAGCCTGTGAATATGGAATATCAAAAAGGAGTAGAGTGCGATATACAGGAAAGAGGTATTTCAAAGAATACGTGTAAATTCTTTAATGTTACAAAGGGAGCATCTCATTGGTATTTTCCGTATTATGATGATGAACGAAATCACATAGCAAATAAGAAAAGAAGTATAACTGATAAGAAATTTCTATCTCAAGGTCAATTATCTTCTTCTACCTTATTTGGTCAGAACCTTTTCAATGGTGGTAAATATATCACAATTACAGAAGGTGAGATTGATGCACTATCTGTCTTTCAAATGATGGGTAGTAAGTGGCCTGTTGTATCTATAAAGACAGGCGCTAAATCCGCTGTATCTGATGTATCTGCAAACTACGATTATTTTAATCAGTTTGATAACATTAAAATATGCTTTGACAATGATGAGCCGGGAAAGAAAGCAGCAAAAGAAGTTGCTGAACTTCTGATGCCAAAGACGCACATTATTAATCTTAACATGAAAGATGCTAATGAGTATCTTATCAATGGTGAAGAGAAACAGTTTCAGCAAATGTGGTGGGATTCTAAAAAGTATACACCAGAAGGAATTGTCGCTGGCTCTGATATGTGGGAGACTATTGTTGCTGGCCCCACTGAAAGTTCTGTTAAGTATCCGTACAAAGGATTAAACAAGCTTACATTTGGTATACGTATGGGTGAGCTAGTAACCATAGCGGCTGGTTCTGGTCTTGGAAAGTCTTCTTTCATGCGAGAGATTGCCTACCATATCTTAAAGAATACAGAACATAGTGTAGGCTTAATGTTTATGGAAGAGAGTGTTAGGCGTACAGCACAAGCTGTAGTCGGCTTGGATATGAATAAGCCTATACATCTTCCAGACTTTGAGTATACTGAAGATGAGCTAAGAACTGCTTTCAATAATACTTTAGAGACAGATCGTCTGTTTTTCTTTGATCACTTTGGTAGCAACTCAATCAATAATATTGTATCCCGTGTTAGGTATATGGTACGGGCGCTGAAGTGTAAGTATATTTTTCTTGATCACGTTAGTATTCTTGTATCTGATCAGTCTAACATGGATGAGCGTAAGGCTCTTGATGAGATAATGACTCGACTACGCACGTTGGTACAGGAGTTGGACATCTGTATGTTCGTAGCCTCCCATCTCAAACGTGTCGATTACGGGCATGAGGAGGGCGGTAGAGCCAAACTTCATCAGCTTAGAGGGTCAGGGTCTATAGGGCAGCTATCGGACATTGTACTGGGCCTTGAGCGCGATGGACAGGCTACTGACATGCGTGAACGTCATATGACAACAGTGCGCGTAATAAAGAATAGGTTCAGCGGACTTACGGGGCCGTCTAATAAACTATTCTATGATTTGAATACAGGAAGGTTACATGAGATTGCATTAACTCCTGATGAGGAATTAGAAGCGGAAGATTTTTAAATGATCATATATCAAAAGCGTGTTTATCCAGAAGATTTAGAAGCTAATCCCAATGTGTACTATATGTTTGCTGATAACGATAAGAGAGGAGGTCACTGGAATTTTAGAGGTTATAATAATTTTATTGGCATTCGAATAAAAAATGATGAACACGCTTTTGATAATTCCTACTGGTCAGATACAACTTATGCTGATAATGTTAGTAAGATACACCCAGACTTTGAAAGTGTACAAACCCTTCTAAAGAATCAAGTTCCAGTTGTATACAGCGAACAAACATTCAATATCAACATTACAGAATACAGAAGTAAAAGTCCTAAGACATGCATATACATCGAAAAGTATTTAGATTTTTTACAAGATAAGTGGAGTAAAATATATGAAGGAAATATCAGTTTCTAATGAGGTTATAGATATTGCCCGTGAGAAGGCTAAAGAATTAGGTAACATACGAAAGTCCATCACTGCTGGTGGAGGAAATGTTGCTGGTTTTATAGGCGAACATCTGGCACAAAGCGTATACGGTGGAGAAATGATTAATACATTTAAATACGACTTAGTGTTGCCAGATGGTCGCCGCATTGATGTAAAGACGAAGCGTAGCACAGTAGTACCTC